TTTAAATTCTTTTCTGAAATGAAAAGAGATAGGGTTTTTACCGTAATGCATATATCCTCCTGCGCACATGTGGTAGTTAATAACAACGGATTGATATTAACTAAAGTTACTAATATTATCTTTTTTTACTATTGATAGTTTGTCAATCAATGGATGTGTAAAGTCGTGTGATATTAAGAAAACATTTAATTCATTTTCAGTTTGTAACACATCAATTAATTTTTCTTTGCCTTCATCATCTAAAACACCAGTTATCTCATCTAGGAAAAGTAGATTAATACTACTTCCACCCAGCTTTGCTAATAAACTTCTAATTGCTAATAATATAGAAGTTTGAATCCGACTAAACTCACCACCCGACACTGTTTCAATCGGAGTATCAACGCCATTGTTTACAACAACAATGTTAAGTTTTTCTTTATCAAGATGAAAATTTACTTGAAACTGTCCGTCACTCAACAGAGAAAGATACTTGTTTATAGTCACTTCAAGTTCTTTTGTTAAGTTTTCAAGTTTGAAAGCTACTATACCAGACGTACTAAATGCTTTCTTTAGAATATTTAAGCTAGTTAGTTTATCCGATAATATTAATGTAGCATCTTTGACATTAGCTTGTCTATTTGTAAAATCTGTTTTTTGCTCTATCAGAGCGTCAACTTTAGCATTATGTGCACTAACAGTCTTGTTGCGATTTATAATATCATTTGCAGCTCTGGTTTGTAAATCATAATCTTTTCTGATTGAATTAATTTTACTACTTATGTCTTTTGTATCAGGAAAATCTGTGGGTAGTGATTCATCAATCAGCTGACTTAGTTGTTCAAAACGCTCAACAGCTCTTTGATTAACATTGTACGCGCCCAACTCTTTTTTATACTCAGCTTCTTCTTCTACAAGTTTTGCTAGTTGTGATTGATAACTTTCTACATTCTGTGTTTCAACATGCAACAAACCCTCATTTTTATTAAATAGTTCCATAGCCTGAGTATTATCTATTGATTGACCGCAGGCATAACAAACATCTTGAGTATCTATAGCCTTGAGATTTTTATTTATTTCAACAATGCGACTTTTTGCGCTTGCGATATCATTTTGAAGGGATGTCATCTCGTCAAATAATGATGAATTTAATTTCGGTTTTTCTAATTTTAAATCAAATTTTAAATTTTTTCTTTCATCCAATAAAAGATTATTTTTATCTATGTTTTTGCAAGTTACATTATAGTCATTCAACTCTTGTTGTAATACACCTATCTGTTGTTGTAAAGACTCATCTACAGGTGGTATAACAGATTCTTCTATTTTTTCTGGTATACTTGCGTTTTTTAAAAAGTCATCAATACTTTTTAACTCACCTTTTTTAGATATTAATTCCTTTTCTGTTGTGGAAGTTTTAGCTTTGATTTGTGTTCCAATATCTACATACTTTTCTAAGTTAAACAGATTGATTAAAAACTTCTTTCTGTTTGTATCGGTTGCTTTTAAAAAATCAAGCAAGTCTGTACTACTTTGATAGGTCAGCTGTGTGAACACTTCAAAGTCTAATCCAAATAACTTTTGTATTTTTTTGTATGTATCTAATACTTTATGTTCAGTTATATCTTCTCCGTTTTGTAGCAACTTTACTTTAGTAGTATTATTACTTCTTACTACGTTTAAATCATAGTTCTTTGCATCAATTGAAAAGGTTAGATTACTATTCCATGTTTTTGATTTAGTCCAACGATTTAACAGGTCAGCTTTTTTAATAGATTTTATATTCTTGTTAAACAAAGTTTCTTGAAGAATAAGAGCAACACTTGACTTACCACTCCCATTTGGCGCAGTCAGTTGTGTAATTCTACTTTTATCAAAGTTAATAACATTGTCAGCACCATAGCTAAACATATTAGAAAATTTGAGTTCTTTTAATTTAATATAAGCCATTATGATATATTTAAGTTTTTAAATTCTGTTATGATTTTGTTTACGTCTTTTACTTGTATATATTTTAAGTATAATTCTAATTCTTCTTGAATTGATTTGTTTTTTAAATCAAGTATGCTATCTTTTACGGTACTACTAGCAATCTTTTTATCAAGCAATTCATTGTTTAAAACCTTGCTCAACTCGTCAACACTTCCAGTTACTTCATAAATAGTATGATTAACTGTATCTTGTTTCATTTCTTCGCCAACTTTTATTGTTTTACGCAATAATTTGGGTAAGTTTAAATCATGGAAATTAACTGAATATTCTTTAGGTGATTTATAATCAATAATATCAACACCATATTTTCTTGAATTATCTCTATCAAATGTAACATTCAGTGGACTACCTGGATAATATGCAGGATAGTCTTTATATTTATGGTTAAAATGTAAATCTCCTAGAAGTATTAAATGCCAACCATGCAACAAATCAAAGTCATACTCAGGAGTTACGTGTGGAGGTACTTCACCTCTAATATGTGTTACAAGAATATCGTCTTGATAACAAATAGGTAAATTATTAGTTTGCATTTCTCCATACGGAAAAAACTGAAAACTAGCATGTTTAGTTTCAACTCTTTTATTTTTAGTAATAAGCTGTACTAGTTCGTTTTTTATTGCATTTTTCTGTGTAAAGTGTTCTAAAAAAGACTCGCCTTTTTTAGTTGCCTCATGATTACCAGGTATAATATAGGTTGGAATTGTAACTGCATTAATATATGTTAAGAAAAGACACACTTCATCAGGTTGTGGTTTTTTGTCAAACACATCCCCTGCAATAATATGTACATCACATTCTTGCTCAAGAGCAATAAGTTTTCTAAACATTGCTTTGAATCGATTAACTTGCCACTCATATGGCACTTTCTTTTTATGCAGTAAAATGTGCCAATCAGCACTACACAATATTTTCATTCTATCCACTCCAATACTTTAATACACTCAGTAATATATTGTTTTGCTTGTTGTCTTGTTCGTGCTCGTACCACGGCTTTACCTTCATTGTAATTTATAGTCCAATGTATTTCATGTTCAGAAGTTTTCATTGAAACATCATCGCCTAACATAAATTCAATTGTAAACTGTTTTTCTATTGGAAACTGTATAACCTCACTCATAGTAACCCATAGCATTAGTGATAGGGTACCAACCACGCTGACGTAATTCATAGATAGTTTGTTTAGCACTATCTTTATCAATCACTGCACAATCCGATGTAAGGCTAGGATTGTGCGCAATTGCAAAGTTAGCAGGGTAATAGTCTATAAATATACAATCACCCTCTTTACATATTATGTCTCGTTTTATCATGTTTTAACTATTTTACCAACATCGCCTTCAAATGTAAATGAACCACAGTGATTAAGTCTTGTAGATAAGTCTAACCATATCTCTCCACCCGTCTTTTGCCATCTTCTGCAAAAGGTGTAATCTTCACTTAAATATCTATTATCGTCTGGACAATGCATTGTGTCAAAAAATGAATAACAATACTTATGAAAAGCAGGGTCAATATTACTGTCATTTTTATAGTGTAACTCTGGATAAGCATTTCGCATTTTTTCAAACACACCTTTCTTTATACAGAAAAATCCTGTGCTTGCATCTAACACTTCTGCTGCTCCATTTTCTACACGTATTTGACCATTATCTGGGTTTACAAATTTAAAGTTAATTGCATATTGAACTGGTAGAGCCTTTTTAGGATAAGCACCAGCGATAATATCTTTATCATATGCTAAAGCTCGTAAGACACTTTGTGCATCAAACTCAATATCTGCGTCAATAAAAAACAAGTGTGAACAATCACTACCCATAAACATTGCAGATAATATGTTTCTTGCACGTGTAACCAGACTTTCATTTCTAAGCGTAGTAACTCTAAAGTTAATCCCATGCTTAATAAGCACCTGACTTGTTCTAAACATACTCAAAAAGTATTGGTCAGTTAACATACCCCCATAACAAGGGGTTGCAAAAAATACGTTAAGACCACGTAGTTTTTCAATATCTATTGTAGCTTCGTTGCCTTCAATAGATTTAAATGCTCCCACCGTGTTAGCAGTGGGTGCTGCGTTTGTTACATAATCAGATAAACTTCTTTTCATTAGGCTAAGTCCTCAATGCTTTCTGATGGTTTTAGTGAGTCATCAGATTGAGAAGCAAACAGGTTAGTATTATTTAATAACCATTCTTTTTGCTCATCATATGATTGTCTTTTATATATTCTATCAAGGTCAAATAATTCCATCCCTTTTTCATCTTCTGAAAGGGCACTATTGTTTCTTGCTGGAATAACTGTATACTTCACGTTTTGTGGAAGTGGTCCAGTCTTTTCTTTTTTAACTGTGATGTCATATCCCTTTTCAGCGTCAGCTGGGCTTCCGTAATCTGGGTTTGATGCATAATCAACTATCTGACCATAGATTGTTGCTCTTAGGTCGAACAGTTTAATTTTGTTATCAGTTCTGTCTAGTACGTTACATACATAACTAAATTGTGGTTTATCTGAATAGACGTCTGCAGGTATTTCCTTGAATGGATTCTCTGCTTTATTATCAAATGCTTCAGTTTCTCTTTGAAACTCAAGACACTCAACTGGCATTTTCTTGCCTTCAGTTGTTACTACCCAATAGCAGTATCTAGGTAATACATCGCCAACTAATCTGACTTTAGTATCTCCTACAGTTAGTGTGAGTCTTTCAATCTCTTTTCTGTTGTTAGACCCAGTGTTTTGTTTTCCTTTTGCTTCACTCCAAGCTATCATTGTTTTTCTCCTGTTGTTGAACGTAAGTTCGGGGTTATTCCCTCTTGAGGGATTCTAAGTATAAGTATATGTTGTTTCCGTCAAATCGCCACAGCGGACTGTCGACAATTTCACCGAAGTAGTCTATTGGTATTTCATCAGTATCTTCGTTAATTCTTCGTTTTGAAAGTGCTTTTAGATAAAGCATTTTATATTTAACATCAATCTGATAAAATAAAAAGTTACAGTTTTTAATGTAACTTTGTGGCTCTTTTGTTTTATATCTGGAATAAATTAAATTATTCTTCGTATACAAAGTGCCTTGTTGAAATAAAAAACTAGGTATCTGATGAACATTGAGGTTCAACATCAACATCTTGCTTGTTATTCCCATTGTCTTATTATAACTTCTGATAAGACCATGTGTCAAGATAATTATCGCATTAGGGTCACCACGTCCTACTCTATTTAGGTGCTCGTAATTAAAG